CAGTAAGGAAATACGTAAGTTAAAAGCATGGACTACTACTAATAGCAATAAAGCGGAAGGTATTAGGAATCTAATATATGATATCCAGGAGGGTAGTTTAGAGTTACCTTCTAAGGATTTCTTCCCACACGTATACAATGAACTGAACGCTTATAGTTATAAAATAGGACCAACAGGTACAATGACGTTTAACGCCCCATCTGGTTTATTCGATGATTGTGTTATGTCACTTATGTTATGTAATGAAGCTAGACGTAAAGTAGGAGGTAGTAGTAAAATATACATCGGTGGTTCTGCTTCAAATATGTATTAGTATGAGGAAGAGTTACTCCATTATATACTCATTGTTTATTTCTCTTGTTCTTCCTCTAAAGCCTCGCGTCCTGCGGGGCTTTTTCTTGCTAATAGTTTGGCTACCACAGAAATAGATGTTATATTCACGGTATAATAATAATAAATAAATAAATAAATAATAGTTATGAAAAACGTTAAAGCAGGTTTAAACAACATCAAGTTGTGGTTTGAGATTAAATATTGTGATGGTGATTACCCAACAACAAGAGACATATTTAATGCTTATGATAATAAGTGGTTAGTTGAAAATATGCCATTTGCTGAAGGTAACTATTTTGGTTTTGAAGCAATGGATGAAGAAGTGGTAGTTACCGAGTTAAACAGATTACGTAGTTTAAAATCAAACCAGTGGTAATAAGTAATCGCCACAATGTTTGGTTACCACAGGAATAGATGTTATATTCACGTATAAGTAAGAACGGGAATAATCCCACAAATAAATAAATAATAAAGGTTATGTCAAAGTATTTAAGAAAAAACAGTCAGTTAGTTCAAACCCTTACAGATCACGAGGATGCTAAGTTTAATCTATCGTGGTTTATCGAGTATCTAACATCCGAAAGAAGTCATAATATATTAGAATCTGAACACCGTATCGATCAACGCGGTGTTGGGGACGGAGATATTACATTTATGAACACTAAACTTCAAAACGATTTATTAGCGTTTCACCAACTTATTACAGATAAAGAAATATATTCCAGTGTGTGGGATGGAGCAAGTAAGTTTCCTAACCAGACGGTATATCGTTATAGTGTTGGATTTAGTTACGACGGGTTTATTAAAGAAGCATCGTTGATATTAAACGAATCATTAGAGAATATATTTGAAGATTTCAAAAAAGTATATAAATAATAAATAAAAAATAAAAGTTATGAAAACAGGATTTTGGACAGACAAGGATTTTAAAAACTATTACCGCCCACTAAAGCGTAGTATCAAAGTTACACCACGTAGTGAAAATATAGATGATGATTTAGTTGTTTCCATAAATGTAAAAGAAATATCTAGTGGTAATATTACTAAGTTTTGGTTTAATGATGGTTGGGGAGTAGTAGAACCTGCTGATTACACATTCAAAATGGATTTTAGTGAACAATTAAATTACCACTTAACATCATTATTTTTAGATATAGTTGAAAAAAATAACTAGTAGATTTAGACGTCGCTTGTAGTGTAGGTTGTCCCCGTAAGGGGACTTCCTTATCGTATCGTGGAAATAATACTATATAATATATTTATCATCATGGAGATACAACTAAACATACCAGACTATTTGTCTGTTAAACAATGGAAATCATTCCTATCATTAGATCACCTAAGTGATTCAGAGAAGATGATTAAAATGGTATCACTACTATCAGGTAAAGAAGTAGATGAAATCAAAACTTGGACACCGATGTCTATAAAGTCAGTATATGCTAANGTATTAGAGACTATTACTGATATTGACCCTTCGTTCTATCCTATATTTGAACTAGACGGTGTAAAATACGGCTATTCAAGCATGACAAATATGACGTTGGGCGAATATGTGGATTTAGAGAGGCTGGCGAAACAACCGCAGGAAAACCTCGAACAAATAATGGCTATATTATATCGTCCTATCGTAAAAGATAAGTTTAAAGGTATTAAGTGGGCATTCAAAAATACATTCAAAATAGGTTTGGGTGAAGCAGAAAACTTGTTCAAATACTATACGTTAGAAGAATATGATAGTTCAATACGAACAGAACAAGCAGATAAACTAAGCGTACTACCAGCCTCAATGGCACTAGGTGCATTAAGTTTTTTTTTAGTAGTAGGCACCACGTTCTCTCTCGGTTCGAATCTCTCTTCCCTACCACCAAACGAAGCGATGGCGACAATGAAGGAGATAAACAAACAGATGGCTTCTATGAACATTGGGGATGGTTTGCTACAATTCATCACCTCTCAAGTACATCCATCTTATCAATCACAGGAGATGACAGTATCCCACAACTAAACTTCGTATTTGTTTTAAACTATTTAGCATACGAACACGATAAGAATAACAGGGAAGAACAGAAACGTAAACAACAGGAACGACAATATAGAATAAAATGACAACAGTAGTACACACATATAAAGACATAGTAGGTTTTTTCGAACAAGCCTGTGATGCACACGTAGGCATAGCAACATTTGCTGAAGGTGCTATTGATTATTTAGATGCTAACTCCCAGAATATTAAATACCCATTTGTATTCCTAAGACCATTAGTATCTACAGGTATTACAGCAAACGTAAGATCACTAACTTGGGAACTATATTCACTTGATGTTCCGTTACTATCAGATCAATCACCTATAGATGTAAAATCAAGAACAGAACTATTACAATATGATGTTTTATCATATATGAACTATGGTCCTGTAAACGATACAAACTGGATGACAGCTACTATGACAAGTATGACTCCAGTAAACGAAGCATTCAACGATAGAGTATATGGTTGGGTATCTCAAGTTACAGTAGCAGAATCAGGATTATTTAACTACTGCTTTTACCCACAACTATAATGAGTGAACCGATTACATACCCTAATCTACAACTCGAGATGAGTGATGTTGGGACTCTTGTAGTTGAGGAAATGGTTGAACGTTTATTCGACAATAACTCAGTAGTAACAGGTAACTTAGCACGTAATATTAAACCCGGTCCTACATCGGTAGAACAAGGTGTAATCACACAACCTATTACTTTACCACTATATGGTATTTATGTAGATGAAGGTAGTGAACGTAAGAAAGGTGGTATGCCTCCTGTTAGTGCTATTATTGATTGGATTAAACAGAAAAGAATAAACGTACCAATGGCGATGACACCAGTACAGTTTGCTTGGGCGGTAGCTAAAAGTATAGAAAAAAAAGGACAACGATTTAAGAAACCAAAACCATTCATCCAAGTATCACTAGATGATGTTGTACAAAGAAACCTAGAAAATATAGGTGAAGCAACAGCATTAGATATAGATGAATACATAGATGATAACTACTCAGAAATAGGATAAAATGGCAATAACCTTACAACAATATCCCACATCACCTAATATGGTGAATAATACGTTGGTTTATACGTGTACATCAACGCAAGTAACGCAACCACAATATCAGTTCGTGGTAGATATTGAAGACGAAAGTGGAGCGCTTATACAACGCGTAAAACAACAACCAAACCCATCATCTAAAGGTGTATTTGATATAGGTAATATTATGCCTACTCAGTTAGGACCTACAGATGAGGCTTGGAAAACAACTACCCCACAAACAAATAGTTTTAGTGGAGGTGATTTTAATATCTACTTTGGTGAAGAGTATGGTACATCAACTTCATCATCAGTAACACTTTATGATGGTGCTGGTTCAGCTGGTGATCCATCAGTAACACAACCAACATCAATATTTTTCTTATTAGATGGATTTGCTAATCCAAACGAGTTAACAGATTGGAACTGGACAAGTGGAAGTAAGTATCAAAACGAAGATCCACTGGATGATGTTACGTTTACACATCAGTTTGGTTTAAGTGATTTTGATGTTAATAGTGTTAGAGCAGGTGATTACGGAACTATATCAATCTTAAGAGGTAACTTAGATGGTAATGGTGATAATCCAAATCTAGCTCAAGATGTATTTGCTGCTACTTACAGACAATATGATGCTACAGGTGCTTTAATAGACACAGATATACTATACGATACGTTTACAGGGTTAAGAACAGTAAATACCCAGTTTTGGAGTAATGTTTATACTTCACAAAGTGAATCAACACGTTTAGTTCACTATCCAGCAGGACCTCAAAACTTAGAGGATGTAGGTGTTCCTATTTTATCAAATACTGCTTATTATACAGTAACATTTAATGCTCAGGCAACTGATGGATTAGTTAATGAAGATGGAGTTTGGGGAGAATATAGATACAATATTACAACTGCTAACTGTGGATATGATGGAGTAAGATTTGCTTACAAAAATCAATATGGTGTTTGGGATTATTACAACTTTAGTTTAGCAGAATCAGTTACAAGTGAGGTTGCAAGACAAACATATAAAGAATCATTTGTAGATTTTTCAACTACCACTAATAGTGCGGTATATGATAGATCAAGTAGAGGTATAAATAACTACTACAACGATATCACTAAACAACACACAGCCAATACAGATTATTTAACACAGACAGACGCGGATAACTTACGTGAACTATTCTTTAGTACTGATGTATATGTTCAAGACGGTACAGCGTTTATACCCGTGGTACTTGGTAATACTTCCGTGATTGAAAAGACAAATCCTCGCAATCAAAAACTATTTAGATACGAGGTTCAATACCAATATAGTAACGGACAAAGACCAAGAAGATAATGACTATACTAAGGTGTATAAACGATGATGGTATAAAGTATGATTTAGATCTGCTTGATAGTATCCCATTCAAGCTAGATATTTCAGCTATTGAATCAGGTAATATTGGACAGGCGTTTGGTGTTAGTTCACAGAAACTTATTTTACCACCATCAAATAATAATAATGAGTTTTTTGGTAATCTATATGATGTAGGTGCTTCACCATCTACCTCGTTTATCAAAACTGTACCTTGTCAAGTATTACAAGATGGTACAGAGATATTTAATGGTAAACTATACTTAGAGAATGTAGTTACTAATAATCAGGGTAATGATTTATACAATGTAGTTGTAGTAAATGAAACTGTGGATTTTGGTTTCTTGATTAAGGACAAAACATTTAGTGATTTAGATTTTACAGCTTATAATCACGATTACACATATCAAAATATTGTAGACAGTTGGGAT